TGATGTCATTAGTCTTAAGCCAATCACATGCTGCTTTAAGATCTTGAGTGGTAGCTTCGCCACTTCGGATTCTTTTTAAGAAATCGTCAGTGACGAGCTTATGAAGTTCATTAAAGTTATCTTCTGTTGCTTTTTTTGGAAGTATTTTAACTTCTTCCATTTTAATAGTTATCTAGCATTCTTAATGCATCACGAGTACTTTTACTAGTACCTCTTTTAATTGCTTTTAATCCTGTCTGAAGATCAGATTCACCTTTCTTTTTCTTTTTCTTCTTACCTAAAAATGCTCCTGGTAATGTTTTTTTATAAGGAGTCTTCTTGAGATCTATTTTCTGTCCAGGTGAATAACCTCTTCTTTTTTTCTTAGATTCTTCTATTAATTTTTCACGTAAAGTTTTAGGTTTTTTAGCTTTAGGCTTAGGAGGCTTAGGAGGCTTAGGAGGCTTAGGAGGTTGAGCTTTAGGTCTGATTGGTTTAGTCATTAGGAATTAGCTTCTGTTTTTTTGTTCTTTTTGAACTTTGCTTTCTTTACAGGTGGTACATACATATAATTAGGATTACCATCCATCAATTGTTTCCATGCTGGAGTTTTAAGTCTTTTATCAGCATCGGTTACTTTAAACATCTTAGCCATTAATCTTTAAGTCCTGGAAATAGGTTTTTCTTAATTAGTGCTACTGCTTGATCATCAATGGTATTATCTGTACTCTTAGCATAAGCTTCTAGTAAAGAAATTACAAGTTCTTTTACAGCATTAGAGCTGATAAATGCCATGAGGATGGGCTTGATAAGTAGTGTCATGTGTTTAGGGGATTTAGTAGTTTTCAAATTCTGTTAATTCTAATGTGCCATCAGCTGATGCGTCACGTATTACACCTATATTAGCTCCAAGAGGAACATCTATTTCTAGTCTTTCATTATCTGCTATCCAATGACTAGTATTAGCATTAGCAGTTTGTGAGCTTGTTCCTATAGCAAATCTAACATCAGCTCCTTCAGCTCTAATAGAGATGCGTTCGCATGTAGAAGTTAATGCTGTATTAGCACTAGATGCTCCTGCAGCTAGTTGTCTAGCTACTCCAGGTTTCTTTAATCCTGGTCCTGCTATTCTAGCAGAGGTATTAACTGTATAAGCCATTATTCAGATTTCTTAGTTTTCTTTGTTGTTTTAGGTGCAGCTTCCTGTGATAAGATAAAGCTAGTTTTGACTGCAGGTACTTTATCAGAGAGATCTGGTTCTGCTTCTCCTCTTTGTTTTGTTAATGTGCTCATTTTACATTTAGGTTTAGGTTTTGCCCACGGTTTATACCAAGGCGTAGGTGGAGTTGTACATTGTAAGATTTTCTTTTCTGCGTCCTTCCATGCAGCTATAGGTATTACATCACTACATATATGATAGACTCGTGAGCCAGGAATAAGCATGAATCCTTTTTGCTGAAGTTCAGCACAGTTTTTCATTCTGACTAACTCATAATCAAGTTTCATTTTTGCTTCTTGTTGTGCTGCAATAGATCTACAACGTTTTAATCCTTCTCTATCTAGAGGGATCATAAAGTTAATTTGACCACCCCAGTTTTCAGCTACAGTATAACTCTGTTGCTCCATTAAATCATCATAAGGTGTAGTATGATTACCCATATAGAATGGGGAAAAGGTCATCGTACTACCATTACAACTTATATTTGGCCCATAGACTTGTCTGGAGGGTGCTCCATTATTTTGGAATTGGACTGCTTGG